AACAGTCCAATTTCCACTAGCAGCGGTTGTATAATATAAAACACTGCCCGTATTAATATAGAAATTAATTGTGCCCGTAGCAGCAGTCGCGCTAACATTAGACGTTTCTATGATATTGGCAGATATAAAAGCGGGGGACGATGCAGTTCCAGCAACCGATAATGACGCACCGGAATTTATTAAGAGAGAACCAGAAGATGTCCCAACAACGCCAGCGTTGTTATAAATTAATCCCGTCGATGTTCCACCAGAATAAACAGTTGAAGCATTTGTAATTGTATTCGGGCCTGCCGATCCCGTAGGGCCAGTAGCACCTGTGACCGAAGGTCCGGTTGGTCCTGTAATTGATGAACCGGTTGGTCCAGTGCCACCTGTTGGTCCAGTAGGGCCAGCGACTGTGGAAGCGGAGCCAGTTGGACCCGTAGGGCCGATTGCCCCCGTGACGCCTGTTGGACCTGTTACAGAAGCTCCAGTTGGGCCTGTAATAGATAATCCAGTTGGGCCTGTAGGACCTGCAATTGTTGATGCCGCCCCTGTTGGTCCCGTGGGACCTGTAGGCCCACTCGCAGGACCTGTTGGCCCACCGGCACCAGTTGGACCAGTTGGGCCAGTAACCGATGGGCCAGTAGACCCTGTTGTACCTGTAGGCCCTGTGGGTCCAGTAACATTTGATGCTGCACCAGTCGGCCCTGTAGGGCCACCAGCAGGCCCAGTGGGGCCTTCTGACCCTGTCGGTCCAGTTGGCCCTGTCACACTCACACCAGATGGGCCAGTAGATCCAGTTGGGCCAGTTGGACCATTTGCGGAAATCTCTCCGAGTGCTACCCACTGAGACCCATTTGAATCACTAATCCACGTATACTCAACACCTGTAGTCGTATTGAGCCACCGGTCTCCGTTAATTATAGGAGTGTATATAGGAGGGTCTGGACTTTCAGTATAAGTTCCCGCACCTGTATTTCCTGTTGGTCCTGTAGCACCTGTTGGTCCAGTGGGACCAGTAATGCCAATTGGACCAGTAGGCCCCACAGGCCCTAATCCTTGACCAAAAGCGGCTATCTGACCTGACGTAACCCGAACGGATGTGCCATTTTGAACAGCCTCCAACTCTTCCATCCCATTAAGGGCAATCGCAGGAGTTAGCTGAGGGATTTGGACGTTCGACAAGAGCGTTATCCGTTACTATGAGTTTGATTTAGCTTCTAAAGATGCTACGCGTTCTTCCAGTTCTTTGATTGCATTGATCAGAACGGGAACAAGTGACGCATATGCAACAGCATATTGTGTATCCGTCTCATTATAACTTGCTGGGAGAGGAATTTCTGTTTTTGTTACAACTTCTGGGACAACATTAATAACATCTTGAGCAATAAGACCAATCTGTCGTCCAAGGCTTGGGCTATCAATATAATTGAAATAAACCCCCTTTAATTGAGAAATAAGACTTAATGCACTCGTTAACTCTGTAACATTCTCTTTTATTCGAGCATCCGATACGTTATTGTAAGGACCTGTCGATGTTGTCCCAGAATTAGCAGCCGCCGTGCATTGCGTTATATTACCGGATAGAACACCCAATTGTATAAGACCGCCAGGAGCGGTATAGACAGAAGCAGTTGCGCCCCCTGGCCCGAAAGCCAATAACCCACCGCCCCCAGATGCGTTAATAACAATTTCTCCATTAGATACTGTAAGATTAGTACTAATAAACGACCCCCCACTTTGAATTGAGAAAGCATTTGAGCCGAAAACAAGGGAAGTTTGCGTTGGGCCTGATAACACTTGCCCGTAGGATGCAGTCCCCCCAGCGTTCTGAAAATTTAAGGTAGGTGTGCTACCATTAATAAATAAATACCCGTTAGTTGATATAAGACCGTTGTTTGCCTGTATTGTCGGAGTAAACGACGCAAAACCGCTAGGTGTTGTAACACTAAATGTGCCAGAAAACGTGTTTGTGTTTGTCCAGCTATTCGTTCCACTTAACTGAGGAACGGTAAGCCAAGTATAAGATGAACCGGTAGATCCTAATACCTGACCACTGCTGCCTACAGATGATAACCCAGTGCCGCCGTTAGCTGCGAGTAATGTTCCATTTAATGTTAATGTTCCTGTTGACGTAATAGGACCACCAGTAAGAGTTAAGCCAGAAACATTAGAAGCACCATTAACGCTGGTAACAGCCCCTCCAGAAGTCGGCGTAACCCAAACGGCGTTCGTTCCGTTAGATGTTAAAACCTGATTATTAGTTCCGCTAGACTGAGTGGGAAGAAGAGCATTAAGAGCAGCTTGCGCTGATTGTTGACCCGTTCCACCGTTGGCAATACTTAAAAAACCACCCAACGTAACAGAACCAGATTGAGGTGTATTAGGCGTTAAACCAGTTGTGCCTGCACTAAATGTCGTAACGCCACTACTTCCGCCAGACGCTGCAATGGTAATCGAACCATTGCCATTGGAAATTGATATATTAGCACCAGCCGTCAATGTTGCAGGAGTATACGTTCCAGATGAGTTTCCTATCAGTAACTGACCGTTGCTAGGAACACCACTACTGCCTGTTCCACCAGCAGCAGGTAACAACGTCCCGCCAAGAGTTAATGTTCCAGTTGATGTTACAGGGCCACCACTAAAAGTTAATCCTGTAGAGCCACCCGAAGCCTGAACGCTGGTAACAGTGCCGCTACCACCACTACCCGCAGGGCCTGTTGGACCAGTGGGGCCAGCGACTGTGGAAGTTGGGCCGGTTGGTCCGGTAGGGCCAGATGCTCCCGTTGGGCCGCTCGCAGGACCTGTCGGTCCGGCTAAACCAGTTGGCCCTGTCGCGCCAGTTGCTCCGGTAGGTCCGGTAATAGAAGAAGCGGCACCTGTGGGACCCGTCGGTCCACTGGCTGGGCCTGTAGGGCCTCCAGCACCAGTAGGGCCTGTTGCACCAGTAGCGCCAGTGGGTCCAAAACCTGTTGGACCTGTTGGCCCTGTGACATTAGATGCCGCACCTGTTGGCCCCGTTGGGCCACTTGATGGGCCTGTAGGACCTACCGCTCCGGTAGGTCCTGTTGCACCTGTAGGGCCAACACCTGTGGGGCCTGTAGGACCGGAGACGGTTGACGCTGCACCCGTTGGACCCGTCGGTCCAGTTACGGATGTTCCGTTCGCTCCGGTTGGGCCGGTTGGACCCGCTACTGTCGAAGCTGCTCCTGTCGGTCCTGTGGCTCCAGACGGGCCTGTTGGACCCGTTGTTCCACCACCGCCCTGTTCAATCTGATTTTCAATATACGCAAAGTTTGCATCCAATTGGGAAAGAGGTATGGTCTGGCCATTTGGAACAGTGGCAAACGTATACGGAACTTCATAAGGCGAATTAGCCATCAGATTTACCCTTTAAGTCGGCAGCATTACGCTGATATTATAATAAAAAACGTGTGCAAGATACAACGTTAAGTCTCTGGCGGGTTTCCCCAATACATCTCAAATCCAGCGTCATTAACAAAATACATTGGATTAACTAGAGAACTCGTCCAAACTGAATATGTCGTCTCTTCTACAATTAATCCTGTATTGGGCACGCCGGATGACCCGTAGGGGACATTATCAATACCATCCCCAGGCACCATAAATCTAACGCCAGGGAACAGATTTTTATTTCCTGAAGCCGCGCCAGTCATTTGCGTGACGCGGTTATTGTAGTCCTGAGTAATACGGTTATTACCCTGTGAGATAGGGATACCGGTAAAGAAATCTACCGTATCCTGTCCCGATGTAATACGATTATTCGTTTCGTATTGTTCGAATAATTCGGTTCTGGCGTTTTTAATCGGAAGGGGGTCTGGCGGTATAATTCTAGGTTTTAACTGCGGCTGCGGAGTGTCGTAGCAAGTCTCGCATACGAGGATGCGTATGTTTTGCAGTGACCTTCCTCGGTAATCATACTGCCACTTAAGGTCTTGATGGTTCCACCAACGTGCACACCTGTCACAGACGGCAAAAGCGCGCGGTGAAGTAGCACTAGTCTTTGCGTGACCAGACTGCGAAGCATATCCCATTATGCTGTCCTCGCAAAATCGCAGTCAATCTTACCTGACCAATGCCATAATTTATACGTGAATTTCCTTAATCTTTCAATCAAAGAAAGACGCTTATACTTCACCGATAATATCCAATCATATTAGTATTTATAGTTATTGGAACGTTTTCTGTCGTGGCTGCCATGTATTTAACATAAGCCTGCTGTTTTCTTTGGGCTATCGCTGCAAGTTTATCTTGAGCATAAATAAAAGCTAAACGCTCAGCAAGGTTCCACGTAAAGTAATCGTAAACCTCGTAAGGTATGTCAACATTTGTCCCATTTGATAACTGTGCATCATCTGGACGCATTTGGACATAGTATTGCAGCCCATTAGGAATATCAGAAGGTGGAATAGGCCAAAGGTAAAGCTGTGACGGTGTTAAACGATCCCACCAAAATGTTGTGGGGAATCCTTCCTGATACTTATTGGCAATAGACGCGTAATCCGTCCGGCTCATCGGGAGAATAATACGGTCAGTTGCTGTTTGCTGTTGAGAGGAAGTTACGCCACTCCAATAATCAATTGCATTATTTTGATTCAACCACTGGCTCGTATATCCGTTAGTGTTATCCCATATAACAAACGGAACTGAACCCTGTTGTCTAATATAAACATCAAGCATAAACACAGTCGTTGGGTTTACATTGTAAACACCTTGACCGGCGACAATATCTTGCGTCTCTAATGTAACCTGCCAAGTCTGAATACCATCTCCTTGGAACTCAGACTGGACCATATTAGCTTCAAAATATGCATCCTGCATATGCTGCGATGTTAGCTGTGTCCGTCGCAGGCCACACCGCGAAAAGGCACCTATAACAATATTTCCCAAAGATGGGTCAAAGGTAAATGTGCCGCTTAATGACATACGTTTTACCTTACAATACTGTTGCTTGCAATCTAACCGAGTAACCTGAGTTCATGCCGCCGCTTGCGTTTCCTATTCCCACATTGGAGCCTGAGTTTTGCCAGACCCAAACTTGGAAATAATCATTCGGTTGAAGAGCAATAGTTGTGTTAACATTCTGAACATCAAAATCAGTCGTTCCAGCGTCAACGTCAAACTCTGCCATGCGGTTCGTTCCCGTCGTAGAGTCACCGTTACGTGTGATATAAACAGCTCTGGCTCCTCCAGACACATTATCCCACGCGATAGTCGTCGAGATAATAACTGTCAATGCGCGTGAACTGCTATTCGTCCATTTACCTGACGCATATGTCAGCTTTGTGCCATTCACATCTACGGTCGTCCACAACACCGCCGTGTCTGTCGTATTGGCGATTGTCATTGGAGCAGCGCGAGCCTCTAGCTGATTAGGCTGAAAGTTAATACTTTGCCACGCCCCATTGTATGCATAAAGGGCACCGTCTGTAGTGTCGTAATACAGGGGGACGTTTCCGTTAGCTCCAGTCGGTGTTCCGGTTGGAACGCCAGCAGCAGCCGGAATATAAATAAAACCTGTTGTTTGAGATGGTGAAGAAGTCGGGCCAAAAAAGTCACCCTCTTGTCCCATCGCCCACTTATACACGCCACCCATACTAAAAAGAAGGTCGGCAGTAGCGGCTCCAGAAATGGAGCTTGTATTAAGGGTAATAACACCAGCTACGTCGTTAGCGCCAATTGTAAGCTGCGGATGCGAGTTGACGGTGTTGTCTCCCGTAAAATAAACGAGATTACCTCCAGTCAATCCAGTGAAATTACTTGCACCCGTTAATACGCTTGCAACGCCATTCCATACAATTGAAGAAGACCCATTTCCAAACGAAACAGAAGTGTTAGCAGTTAAGGTAGTAAATTTTCCTGAAGATGCTGTCGTCGCCCCAATTTCCGTGCCGTCAATATACCCTCCAGTAACCGCAACGGATGATGCGTTTTGAGAGGCAATCGTGCCAGCGCCACTGACCTGAGACAATGTTATATTTATTGTTTGGGAACTAGCCGCAGTAACTTGGCCTTGAGCATTCAGTGTTATATAGGGGACAGTGGAAGAGCTGCCGTATCCACCCGCGATTACCCCAGTGTTTGAGATATTAAATTGGTTACCGTTTAGGTTTAACCCCGTGCCGGCAGTGTAAAACTGCGTAGCCGTAAACGGAAAGAAATTTAATCCCGTAACTCCTAGAGTGCCGCCTGCCTCCGCATTACTAACCCACCCAGTTCCCTTATATAAGGTTCCGTTTAGAACCTGAGCAAATGCTGCAATTAAAAGATTCCAAGTATTAGCATCAGACGTTCGTGTCCAAGCAGTCGTGCTAGCCGCATAAATGCCGTTGTTGTAAGATTGTGTCTGACCGGTAACGATAATACGGTCACCCGCAACAGTGGTGTATCCGTCAATTGTTTGCAATCCAGACAATGTAATATTTGACGCCGCAAGAGCCTGAACAGGTGCCTTTGGCTGCAAGCCAACCGCCACGCTGTCAACATACGCCTTGTTTACAATATCATTTGTATTTACTGGTGCATTAGTTACAGTTCCGCTTGTCGCTGCCAGAGACGTCGTGGAAACGGATGTAAATGTTGCCCCAGTGGGGGTTGTGCCGCCAATAAGAACATTATCCATTGTTCCGCCGTTAGACGGGTCAATGATAACTCCTCCGCTTGTTCCATACGGGGCTATATAAACTACCGCGTTCTCTGGGCTAAGCGTAACAGTATTGTTTGCATTTAAAGTATCAAAAGTTCCGGCTACCGGCGTTGTCTCTCCGATAACGACATTGTCAATATTTCCTCCGCCAGCGGGATTAATGGTTAAAGAACCTACCGATCCAGCGGGAGAAATATTTACAGGGCGATTGCCAGTCATGCTGACACCGCCATTAACAGGAATAGATAATTGAGCGGTGCCTGCTGAATTATAAAGAGACAAGGCTCCTGAAGCACTTAAGGGACGAACAGTTGCAGCATATACTGAGTTGTTTGCTTGGAGATTAACAAATGTTCCGGCTCTCGGCGTTGTTCCGCCAATAGTTACGTTATCAATTGTGCTTGTCGGCCCACCAGAATTAATTACAACACTGCCAGTTCCGGTTGGGTTTAAAGTAACAACACCGTTAGGTGGCGTTATAGAAACATTTGTAGAATTACTCGCCCCGTATACAGCCAATACGTTATTGCTTGTATCTTCAAATGATACGCCTGATGTATTAATCGGCTGAATAACCGGAAGTGTTAGATAAGAATTAACATTTACTACATTAAAAGTGGCATTAGCAGCAGTGTTCCCGCCAATGGTCGTATTATCAATAGAGCCGCCCGTAATATCTACAGAAGATGCAGACTGAGTGGATATTGTGCCTAAGCCTAGATTAGTTCTAGCCCCACTAGCTGTTCCAGAACCAGTTCCGCCATTAGCTACCGGTATTACCTGACCGCCAGTCAAGGAAAAGGCTCCACTGATCGTCATAGTGGAGAACGAACCCGTATTAGGTGTCGTATTTCCAATAGGAGGCGGAGAACCTAACGCAGAACCAATAATAACAGTTGGGGTTGCCTTATATGTTGTTCCGCTGTTTGTTACAGGGATCGCGGCATTTGTCGGATCAACTGTAGATGTCGATGGGAGACCCGATATTGCAACCGATGCCATGTGGTTTATCCTGTCGTAATGTCTTGAGAACTCTCAGTCGTAATCTGATTGAGAGATTCAGTTGTCAGCAAGAATGTCTCTTGCGTGCCAGAGTTCGCCAAAAGGCCGTTAGGAGGCGTCCACAAACCAAAGTTATTAGAAAGCCCCGGCGCGCCACCCCACAGCCCTGAATTTCCTGTAATAAGTCCAGAGGTAAGGGGTTCGTCTGCCATTACTTCGGTACCGCAGCCGCTTGGATGAATGTCGCTGTTACTGTTCCAGTGCCAGCCGTGACCGTCACGCGAGCATACACAGGGGCATAACCGTAATTGCCCTGCACAGCCGTGGAAAATGTATTAAGAGCCGGATCTGGGTGGGGTAACCAAACCATATTAGCTGTAGCAACAGGGTTGGTCTGGCTATTTGGATCGTCAAGCGTTTGCTCAATCGTAGCCGTCACACCATTAGGGTTGGCTTGAATTGAAACTTGGGGGAATGCATAAGCATCAAACGCGACAAATGTTGAAGAGCCTACCGTGTTTGTCCCTGCGGTAATAGTCCCAACACTAGCTCCGCTAATCGTAATTGATGACACCGTCTTGTAGCTTAAATTACTCTGAACGGATGCGGTATTAGGGCCTACAAGAGTTTCCGTTAAAACAGAACCACTTTGGCTAAGCCCGTTTATTGTAAATGTATTAACGCTGTCGTTTGCAGTAGACGTTATAATAACACGCCGCTGATAAGGCCCCAAGGTGGCTATACCACCGCTTACATAGCTCCCATTCAGAATAAGATTACCCGCAGATGCTGGCGTCTGAGCTTGAGCAATGCCATTGGCGACCGGAGCAGGGAATGGTCCAGCCGTTACCGTTATTGGCCTCATATCAATATTCCTTAGATTTCGCCGCCATGACGCTTGTGGAGCTTGCGTAGCGTTTCTGCAAGATTGGCGCGTTTTGCTAGCGTGGGATTATCGCTATGCGTAGCCTTTTCCAGCTTCTTGGCCGGTATTTTTTTTCCTTCAGGGACGCCCAATTCTTTATGGAGGGCACCCTTATGCTTAATAGCGCCTGCTATCCAGTTATCGGACATGATTATCCCCTGTAGAGAGAAAGGCCCGCCGAAGCGGGCCAGACTATATTAATCGGCAATCGTTGTGTTGCCCTTGAAGTTAGGGCGAACATCAACTTTACCAGCCGTAGAAATAGGTCCACCCATGTCACGGCCTACGCGACCGCCAGCCTTGCGTGGAGCGCGGTCAGCGCGGTGATGGCCTTTTTCGCCTTCAGCCATGCCGCCATGCTTTTTCATTTTCTTCTTTTCGTCGTGTTCCTTCATGCCTTCCGACATTTCACCACGCTTAAAAGCAGAAACCTTACCGCCCTTTTTAAACTGGCTCTTTGTGTTACGCGCAGCCTTTACGGTTGGCGAATCACCACCAGCGTATACGTCCCGTGGACCTTCCTCGGAAACTTCAACGCCTTCTTCAACAGAACCACCATCAGCGCGGCAGTGACGATCCATATCGTCTTTGTATTTCTTACCCTTCATGATCTTAATCCTTTATCACGTTAACCGTTGGGACCTTGTACATACTGCACGTTCAAATAACCAACACCGCTGCCAGCATTTGTAGACTTAACATAAATGATAACATCTGTGGTTCCAACATTGAACCAGAGGTTAGTTTGCGCTTGTGTCGTTGGCAAAACTGCCGAAACGCCTAGAGACGCTCCCGTGCCTCCACCGAGCTCGTTTGAGCTAGACGATGTGGTGCCAATGGTAAACGTTGCCGCTACCCCACTGAAAACAGTCGTTACCCCAACATAAACATCTACAATCGTGCTGCCAGCTGGAATACAAATTGACGTTGCAGTGCCAGTTGCCGACTGAGTGATTGGAGAAGACTGAGAAAGCAGAACGCTTCCCGTGTTGTCAATCGTCCCTGGGGTTGTTCCTGTTGTATTTAAAACATTACCGGCATATATAGGGCCGGTGAAATTTGTAGCGCCCATTATATTGTTCCTTTCAGGTGTGCATACTTTAAAGCGATTTTGCGAACTGTGCTTGTATCTGACCCAACTTCCTTAGCGCGCGCTGCGTAAGTCATTTCTGGGTGTTCAAGAATAAACTTAACTTTTTCTACGTATTTTTGGTCAGAAAAAACCCTTGCTAACGTAATGTCTTTAAGTTTCTTTCTGTATTCCGCAGAAGCGTAGTCAAATTTAGTTTTAGATCTTCCCTCACTAATCCTTTTACGCACTTCTTCTGAGTGGGACTTCCCTCTCATCGGAGATTTCGAAAAAGGTGCAATGTTATAAAAAACTGGCTCTACAAATACGGCTTCGCCGGAAATAAAAGCGTTTTCTATAGCATCCATATCCTCAAGATCTTCGCAAATTACTTCAAGATTCCACTTGAAGTTTTCTTCGCCGTATTTGTTGAATGCGTTCTGTAACCTTTGGTTTCCGTGTTTATTCATACGCAAAAGTTTGAAATGGTCTGCAATCCGTTTTTTAACACGCTGAGATTGCCCAACATAACAAAGATTTGATTGGGTATTTATGATCTTATAAACACCACAAAAATCTTCTGCGTATGGCATGAACTAGAATCCTCTATTGTTGTCCATCCCACATTCTAACACACACCTATGTTTTGTCTACTATTTCCTACACGAGTTCGCCTTGTAGTCTGTGCAGAGTCCGCTAGGTCGGTCTGCAAGGCTGGCTATCCTAGATATGAAGACAGGGACTTGTATCAGAGGCTCCTGCCGTGTTTCTCTAAGTAATCGGCTGCTTTGCGACAGGTTTCTGGGCTGTCTTTCAGCTTACCGATACCTTGGTTGCATGACTCACAAAGCAACCCACGAACCTTACCCGTTTTGTGATTATGATCTACCGCTAATGCCTTAGGTTCGCCGTTCCTATGACCACCGTCTGTTCCTTCACAAATGGCACATTTTCCATTCTGAGATAACAAAAGCTGGCTATACTCTAACAGACCAATCCCATACTTACGCTTTAGATCACTCTCACTATACGATAATTTATATGCCTTACGGTGGTCCCTGTAATATTGGTTCTTCTCATGCCTCTTCACTTCTTCATAAGTTTGAGGAAGTGAGTTCTGTAATTTTAAGTTTGAGATCTTAAAATTCAGAGAGTTACCGTCAACAAAAGTAATTCGACTTGGTGGCCATTCACCGTTGTGGAGTGCCCACGCAATGCGTTGAGACGGTATCGACATCCCTTCTATGCGAATGTAGCTATAGGATTTGTTTTCCCCAGATGCGTTTTTGCGTAAAGCCTTTACACACCCCGCGACATCTCCCGCATAAATATTATTGGATGGCGACCTCTTCCACCGAATTACCCCTGTTAAAGGGTCATAAGAAAGAAACTCCTTTACAGTTTCTATGGATACACCCTGATCTGACTCAGACATTTTATTCCTCATATGTTTGACTACATCGTAGTAATGCAGCCTTCATATACAGGAATTATATCCCTCTGTCAAATAATTCGTATCTTTTAGTTACACCATTAGGAGATTTGGCGCTCAGTTTCCCAAGCGCCAAGTTGTTGATTTTTATGACGTTGGGAAACTGCCATAGATTGAACGCCAGTTGTAATACCCGAAAGAATAACGTTCATAGCCCTTCACGAGAAGATTATCGGTCGTGAAATCGACCTGCATGTCCATCTCGTATGGAACGCGTTCCATATAAACGAGACCCTTGATGTTGGTTAGCAAGAACCAAGCATAAGGAGACGTCAAGAAGTCCATGACCATATAACCTTCAGGCAAGCCGCCTGCGGTTGTCTGGATGGCATTAACGTCGTTGTCAGCAGTGCCAGGGCGTAGTTCTGTCTTTGTAAGACGGATAGCAACAGGCTCAAGAGCAGGCGGAACAATCAGCTTGCGGCCACGAGCAAACATCTTCAGGCCAGCGATGTCGCGGAAGTTCGTGCGGATGCTGATCATAGCATTCAACAGCGAAGATTCGTTAAGATCGACTTGGACTGTCGGCGTGTTAGGAATAACCTGACCGTCAATAGGATGGTTCAACGAGCAGAGTGCCTGACCGTCGCCACCGACTGACGCGTTATACGTCTGAGCCGTGTTGAAGATGTTCGCGCCGTAGATTTCCTTGGTCTGACCGAAAGACTCGATAAGGCCGAGGTTCGTAGGAGCAAACTGTGTCTTATACAGGTTGTCATCAATCGCCTTACGGGTAATTGCATAGCCCAAGCCGATTTCATAATGTTCCTGATTGTAGACGTAACGCTCGCTTGCGTTGTTGTCGAAGCTGACCGCACCGCCTTCAGTCTTGATTGCTGCAAGACCGAGGTAACGCATTTCAGCTGTGCGTTCGAGAGCCATGTTTGACTTTGCACGCTCGAACACTTTGTCCCACTGAGCTGGGATCTGAGGATATTTACCCTCAACGCCACGTAGACCTGGAAGAAGCAGGTCCCTAATGGCTGATAAATTGACTGCCATGTGAGCCTACTCCTTAAGCGATGCCGGTAACCGCAGCGTTGCCGCGCAGCCACTCGTTGTTAAAGCCGACAACTACGTAGTTGTATTGAGACGTCGGATCAGTTCCGTTAGCACCAGGCGGATCAATAACCATGTCCGTGATGATGAATGGGAACGTGTTAGTCGTTCCTACGGAGCTGAGATACATGCCAGACTGCTGGGTAAGGGTTGAACCCGTGCCAACAGAGAGCTGGGCAAGCTGACCAACTGGCGAAGAACCAAAGTTGTAAATCGTGCCAGAAATCTGGAACGCTGTGCCAGACGTCTGAACAAGAAAACGTGAGTTTGGATCATCGATGATGTATGCTTGCACATCATTCTGGGCGTCAGAACCCGGCCAATACTGGCTCCAGATTACGCGCTTTTGGCTTACTGAGAGATACTCACAGCCCCAGAAAATGCCTGCACCAACGGTAGAACCCGCAGTTGCCTGCGTGATATAGCCAGTGGCTGGGCCTGTTACTGGAACGACAGCATCGCCTTTAAAGATTGCAGTTGTATTCGTAGACGCAATACGACGCGTAGAGACCCGAAAGTTCATCGGACCATTGCTCGTCGCAGTAGGTCTAAATCCGAAGGGTGCGAAGTTATTCGACAATTTCCCCTCCTCCTATTCGAAGTGAGAGTAATTTGCCACAACAGCGCGTTGGGTGAATTACAAGTGTATGGTGGAAAGCATCCCAGCGCGGGATACTAAAATTCGGAATTATCCGACGTTTGGTGGAATACCATCCAAACTTTACTCGATTTTCTAACCAGAATATCCAGCGCGGACATTCAAAATGTCAGATTACCGAAATGCAGAAATGCACTAACGGCTTTCGCCAATAAATTAGAATAATTGGCACGTTAAATTATACGAATTATAATAGGTTATGTCAACTGATTAAAAAAGGGAGGACATTACGCCTCCCTTATTACTTATTGATTATTCGTTAGGGACGGTAATCCGGTCGTAAGATTTATTAAACTTTTGGACCTCTCTGCGGCCAAGGTCATTTGATCGACCGTCGCGCATCTGATTTTCCTTAGTAATAATAGCCTCACGAGCAGCCTGACGTTCCGCAGCCCTTGCCTCATCGGTAAACACCTTTGGGCGTTCCATGAGAACAAGTCCGCCGACTTCTATCGTCTCGCCTTTCCAGCCCTTAGGCATAAGTTCTGGATGGCGGCTAAGTGGAACCTCTTCCCATCCGTTTAACTCATTTTGTCGGATGCGATCATTGTCGTCTTGGTTAAGAACGGACTTTAGTTTCCATTGATAATCAAATCCATCTGGCGGTGGTGGTGCCCAATATTTATCGCGATCAGTTCCGTTCGCTAGATCGGGGTTGCCTCGGATCGCTCGTATTCTTGCTTCTGCTCTAGCTCTAGATTGTTCAGATGTTTCTTTTGCTATAGCTGGCTTGGAAGACGAGGCATTGTCGCCATCGTTTTGAGCGGATTTAAAAGCCCTACCTTCTTTGGTTCGAAGGTCTATATTTGTTTCATTAATCATGGATTAATTCCTTGAAGTGGTCGAATAGGCATAGTAAGATCAAACATTCCAAGTTTCAGCATGATATGGAAGTTTTTGTATGAGTGATCTTACCTTTGATTATGTTACTTCTATCCTTAAATATGACCCTCAAACTGGGTATCTCATTTGGAAAAAAAGACCAATTGACCATTTTCCTGATGCTAGAGCTTTTAAAATTTGGAACACAAGGTGGGCTAACAAACCCGCTGGCAACCAAACAAAACACAAAGGCATCCAAATACGCATCAATAAGAAAAATTACATAGCGCACCGAATTGTATGGCTGCTTGCTTATGAATCTTACCCGATTGATGATATTGATCATATTGATAACAATCCAAATAATAACCGTTTGTCCAATCTTAGATTAGCTTCAAAATCTGAAAACCAATGGAATACTCGAAAACATAAGAATAACACCTCTGGTTTTAAAGGCGTTTACTTTGATAGACGTAGTAACCGTTGGGTATCCAAGATTATGATAAACAATAAGAATGTTTACTTAGGGTCATTTAAATCGGCCGATGATGCTCACAATGCTTATAAAAAAGCATCACTATCCATGCACGGCAGATTTAGTAATTTCACCCAAGAAGCTTCCCCTGCTTGATTAATATTTGCTTGTTCCGTGCGTAAGTCTCAATTGCCTTTTCTCGGGACAATTCAGGCTCCATAAGAAGAGCAACGTCAACTTCCTGTGGCGATAGCGTCATTGTATTGGAGCTGCCGCTGCTTCGCGGGGAGGCATAACTAGCATTAGAAGTAACGGGTGCAGACGCCATTGCCTTCCTAGAGGGAGAGGACTGAGCAACTACTGGTTGATGTTCATAACTGTTTTCTCGGCTGGTGAGACCAAGACGAGATTCAATATACTGGAAGTAATCGTCCGATTCTGGGACAATACCATCCTCGATTGCATCTTGGTGAGCTCGTGTAAGTCTTGGTATTTTGTTTACCGCATCAGGGTGTGACCGAAGCCAAGACGCGCTTCTAGGACCCAGTTTCGAAGCATACATTTCAACAGGGTCTTGAGGTATTTGAGGTTCAAAACTAGGAACCTGCGGAGCATAAACAGAACCTTCAGTGGTATCCTGTAATGTTTCCTCAAGTCTTTGTCTTCCGTTCTGAAGCTGAAGCAAGTGACTTTCAGCCTGTGCAATCGCACGTTGGGCGCGAGCTGCTGCAACATGATTATTAACTGC